CGGACCGCAATGCGGTTCGTGGATGCGATGGAGGCAGGCGCGGCGAGCAAGGGAGGCGGATTGCAATGATCGGCGGCCCAATCCAAGACCAGCGCGCCGAGGTGCTGGCCCAGCTCAATGCGAGCATCGATAGCTTCTTCCTCGAAGGCGGCGCCGTGCACGAGCTGCAAGGCTTCCAGCCGGTACCGCGCAGGCCGCACCACGGCCCAGGATCGACCTCTAGCGACCCGGCGACCCTCGCTGTAATCCAGGCGCAGAACGAAACGGTGCAGCGCGTGAAGCAAGCAGCCAAATCCATGACCCTAGCTCAGGCTGTTCAGGAACTGGGCATGGGCCGCACCGAACTACACCGCATGTCGAAGGAGCACGGTTTCTTCTTCATGAGCAACAACAAGGAGCGCCTGCAGCGCGAGATTGCGCGCCAGCTTCGCAAGGCCGAACGCGCCAAGCTGGTCGCCCTTTTGCGCGAGATCAGCGGCACAGGGGTGAGCCCTTACGCCGCATCCAAGCGCCTGGGCATCAGCCCGCACACCGTTAGAACTCTGGCGGAAGAGCACGCGCTCGAATTTCCGGCCTATGGGAGCAAGAAGTGAAACGCATCACCGTGCGCGCCCGCCACGGCCGGCGCCAGCAGCACATCAATCTGCCGCCCAGCGGGCTAGATGCAGATCGATGTGGGCCTAGAGTTGACCAGCCGGAAACTACTCATCCAATCAAGCGCGTGCAGATGCTCCGCGCGCAGACAGGTCGAGAGCTTGCATAACTAGTTATCGTTAACCTTCATAAGCGCCAGCGAAATCGCCAAAGCGACCTCCCCGGTATGGCGAGGGTCGATCGAGTAGATCTTGCTGCCTGCTTCTTCGTTGATAACACAGGCGCGATCGTAAAGGTGGCCGAGATTGACCCCCTGATCCTTCGCAGCGGCGAGGATACTGACCAGCGCTTGCTCTTGAATTCCCACAAGATCTTCAGCCATTACTTCTCCTTGACCCGGCCCAATGCCGGTCACCCGTAATACCCCATCCCAAACCAAATTGCCACCATGCCGCATCCGGCCACGGAGGGCGGCGCATGCATGGAGAAAGCCATGAGCAACTACAACTGCGACTACGTTCGCCGCCACTACGACGTGCCGGCCGAAATCGGGCGCCGAGTGATCGCCAACGGTGAGCCAGGCGTCATCATGGCCGACCGTGGCCACTACATCGGCGTCATCCTGGACAGCGACCCGAAGAAGCGCATCCGCAACTACCACCCCACCTGGGAGATGCAGTACGGCGAAATGGCCGAGAAGCTCCCGCTGAAGCGCTACCAGGTGCTGGTCGCTGGTTGGGATTGGTGGGACATCACCAATCGAACCATTGTCGATGTTTTCGCCAGCACGCCATCGCAGGCCAAGTACAAGGCCTATGAGCGATGCGAGTACCACGACATCGAGTGCATGTTCGGCTTCAAGGTTCGCCGGGCCTGACCTCCGCGCTGCCCTCCAGCGCCTTCCCCTATTCAACGATAACGCCTCCCCGGCGAGGGCGGCGCCTGCACGCAAGGACCACAACATGACCTGTATGACCTCCCTCGCCCTGCCCTTCGAAAAAGAGTTGGTTGTCGATCTCTTCGCCGGTGGCGGCGGCGCCAGCAGCGGTATTTCCGAGGCTTACCGCGAGCCGGATGTGGCTGTGAACCACAACCCAATCGCCTTGGCCGTTCACCGCGCAAACCACCCGAACACCGAGCATTACGTGGCCGACGTGTTTGAGGTTGACCCGATCCACGCTACAAAGGGCCAGCCAGTTGGCATCCTTTGGGCATCTCCGGACTGCCGCCACCACAGCAAGGCCAAGGGCGGAAAGCCGCGTGACCGCAAGATTCGCGGTTTGGCCTGGGTAATAATCCGCTGGGCCTACCAGACCAGCCCGCGGCTGATCTTTCTGGAGAACGTCGAAGAGTTCGCCGACTGGGGCCCGCTTGATGAAGAGGGCAAGCCGGTCAAGGCCGAGAAAGGCCGGACGTTCCAAGCTTTCGTTAGCGTGCTGGGCAACGGCATACCAGAGGATCACCCGGACCTGCCAGAGATCTTGGCCGAGATCGGCGACCACGTACCAAAGGAAGCGCTGGTGCGCGGCCTGCGCTACAACTTCGAGCACCAGGTGCGGGTCGCTGCCGATCAGGGCGCTCCAACCATCCGCAAGCGCCTATACGGCATCGCCCGGCGCGATGGAAAATCAATCGTCTGGCCGGAGCCGACGCATCACAAGAATCCGGGAAAGGGCCAGATAGCCTGGCGGTCCGCCGCCGAATGCATCGACTGGGAACTGCAGGGCCGCACGATCTTCCGCGATGATGCCTTGGTGGAGAACACGATGAACCGCATCGCCAAAGGCCTGTGGCGGCACACCCTGGCCAGCAACGACCCGTTTATAGTCCCGCTGCGCGGCACTTCGAAGTCGCACACCAGCACGCACAGCGTCGACGATCCGGTATCCACCATCAGCGGCGGCGGCACTCATCACGCCTTGGTTCAGCCGACAATGGCCGTGGCCGGCTGCCTGACAGAGCACGCCAATGGCTCGACACAGCGGACCTTCGATGCTGAAGAGCCGCTTCGGACGCAAGTGGCCCAGGTAAAGGGCGGGCACTTCGCACTGATCACCGCCAACCTGGTCACCCTGCGCAGCGGCTGCGTCGGTGCCCCAGTTTCCAAACCGGTCGGATGCATCACCCAGAGCGGTGGGCACCACGCTATAGCTTCGGCCCACCTTGAGCAGGCGAACGGCGGGTTCTACAAGGGCGATGGCCGAAGCGCAGTCGATCCATTCTCGACGATATTGGGCAAGGGCTCCAACCAGCGGCTGGTCACGGCATATCTGGTCAAATACTACGGAGCCGAGAAAGACGGAATTTCCATGCGAGAGCCGATGCATACCATCCCGTCGAAGGACCGGATGGCCGTCGTTCAAGTCGTGCAGTTGCAGACCCACACCCTGACGGACGAGCAACTGGCGGGCGCCCGCAAGTGTGCTTCCTTCATGCGCAAGTACCTGCCCCAACACTTCACCGAGCACGCCGACGTCGTGATGGTTGGCGATTTCGTGATGGTCGACATCACCCTGCGCATGCTCAAGCCGCATGAATTGAAGCGCGCCCAGGGCTTCCGGGCCGATTACATCATCGACCGCGGGCTGTTCCTCAATGAGGTAACTGGCCAGCTGTACTGGAAAGAAATTTCAGCCGTCAACCAAGTTAAACTGCTGGGCAATAGCGTCTGCAAGGACGAAGCCCGGGCGCTAGTGGCGGCCAATGCGTGGGAGCTCATAGAACTGTACCAGCGATTGGCCGCTTAAACTAAAGCTAGTCGCCGTTGATATCTAGCTCTTTACGCTGCTCGTCTACAGGATTGGATAGAGTCAACCCATACGGCATATCGACGTCAAACTCCACAGTGTTCAGCAGCTTGTCTTGGTAGTAAAGGGTGGTTTCCACTGAAATGGATTTCTCGAAAGTTCTTTCTACCTGGGTTTCCAAAACAAACGGGTAGCTATTATCCTCGTGATCAAATGGGCTTCTATCGTAGTCCTTGATAGACTCCACGGTCTCGATTACCGAGCTAAACTCCATCTCATAAACACAGTGCTCATCGTCCACTCGGACCAAGTTCGCCTTTACAAATTCGAGATGGGTTACATCCACGTCCTCTAACTCAGCATCCCAATCACTCGATCGCACTTCAAAGTCGATCTCCCTGACCCGATCCTGGATGAATGCAAGAATACGGTCCTGCACCAACGCCAGTGCCTCGGCGGCAAACGCTGCTGGCTCAACCGAAACTCTAAGGTTGACGGCGCCGATAAATTCATCAACCGACTCACTGTAGATTAATCGCGGGTCAGTTTCGCAGTATTTTGCCAAGTCCTTATCGTTGCTAATAACGTGGACTGGATGCGTCCTTTCTAAGGAAAAATCGCTAAGTCGCTCAAGAACAAAGGCATCAGCAAACTCTTTTTCTTTAGCACCAGGAGCAAATGGAGCTGACACTGAGAAATATTTTTTGAAAACCCTACTAGGCACGACGCCGTCCACCGAAAGCATTTCAACGCCATCAGAAGCAATGAATTCTTCCCAGTCCGCCAAAATCTTTCTTTCAATGTCCTCTGAGCTTATATTAGTGAATATCCCGAACGCTGGAATATCTGGAAGGTTGCGAATCAGCATCGCTTCCTTTTTTACTCTCCTCATAACGGCAGCTGTTTCTGCCGCGGCACTCCGAATATGAGACTTAACTTCCTCACTCGTTACATCAGTGACGATTAAACGTATTTCATCCTTCTCACAAAGCTCTCTAATAGCGCCCAAGCTATGCGTCAAAAACTGGTAGTTTTTCCCGATGTAAACATTCGTATCTAGAAACACAATTCTGGACTGAAGCTGCATTTGCTGCCTCCATGGCTAAAACCGTGAAGCAATATAGCGAATACTGAATAGCAAGCCAATTGGATACATTTGTACTCCGCCTAGCTGCAACCCCCCTCCCCTCTATTCACTGCCGCGATATGGCGGCCAAGGAATCGTCATGCCTGAAGAAATCAAGCTGATCCAGTGGGCGCCGGTCGTGCGCGACGAAAATGGGATGTTTCAACATCCCGACCTTCCCGACTTCGACGAGGGTGACGGCGACAAGTGCAAGGCCTGGATTGCCGAGCAGGGCCTGCAGGTTTGCATGGTCAGCCTGGAATACGCCGATGAGGCGATTGCCAACCGGTACTTCGAAAGCCATGACCCAGATTGCAGCTATTGGGAGCCAGAGCGACCTACTGGCGGCGACTGGTTCTGTCTGGCCATCCACGACACCGACGACGGCCCGGTGTGCTGGTGGGCCAGCCGCGAGGCGAAGCCATGAAGCGCCTGGTCGTCATGGGCGGCATGATCGGCGCCCTCACCTTGGTGCAGGTCTTCTGCGTGGGCATGTTCATCGGTCGCGAGACAAAGGTCTGCCAGCTGCAGGCCGGCAACCAGCGCCAGCTCTCCCCCGCACGAACAAGAAGACAACTCCCCTACCCCAGCAGCCGCTCAGGGGCGCTGGATTGATGAGAGGTATGAGCTGTGAAGATATCGACCGACTTCCTTCAGGCTGCTATCGACGTGCAGGCCGAGCGCGGTAAGCAGTACGACGCACCGGACGGCACGCGCAGCATGGTCAAGACCGTCCAGGCATTCAACGCCATCACCGGCCGCGACCTCACCGAGGCCGAAGGCTGGCTGCTGATGCAGATCGTCAAGGACGTGCGCCAGTGGCAGAACCCCGACAAGTACCACGAGGACAGCGCGCTGGATGGGGTGGCCTATTCCTCGCTGAAGGCCGAGGCCCTGGCCGCCGGAGGTGGCGCATGATCCTGCCCCTGATGTACATGGCCCTCCTGATCTGGAGGGCGCCGCGATGACCCAATACTACCCGAAGGCCGGCCGGTGCCGAGGTTGCGAGAAAGTCTCTGCCAACTGCAGCAGCCTCGACTTCGCCAGCATGCCGGTGCATCGCCGAGACGGCGCAGACGTGGTGGTGATCTGCACAGAGTTCCGCCAGGTCAACCGTGCTGACTCCTTAAAAGAGCACGTGCGTCGCGGTCGCGGCGCCTAACCCCTCCCCCAACTACTCAAGCCCGCCGACATGCGCGGGCATGGAGAGCTATTGCCATGACAAAACACACAGCCGAGCCCTGGGATCTGATGCCACACGGAATCATCTATGGAGGCCCGGTACAGCAGTACGCCAACGGTTCTACCAAGTCGCAAATCGCCATGACCACCGGTGCCGACTTCATGGCTC